TTCTGAAAAACGATTGTTATATATTCATTATCCATATATTATATCCTTTTTAATTACCAACCAAGCTGTCTTCCTCTAGAAGCACCAGAAGGTTTTGCATTATTTGTATTTGTCTTAGGCTTATTCTGACCTTCCTTAATCAGTCTATCTCTTTCATCAATGGCTGCCTGAATAACTGTAGGGTCATAAGGAATCTGATTACCACCCTCAACAACTTCGTCCTTATCTGTTGCATCATAAACAGGAGAACCACCAGTTACAACAAGTTCATTAATAAAATTAGCTTTTGTTTCTTTCTTCACACCAAAAGCCATAGGTCTTTCAATTGTTTCATAAGTAACATTCTGAATAATATTACCATAGAATCTGGCAGTCTGCTTAGGTTCATAAATACTAGAAACTTGGTCTGCAAGCTCTTCAGGGACAATCAAATCAAGAGGCTCAATTCCATTAAATGTAGGAATCCATCCAACAATCTTATATCTGCCAGTCTCTTCACCTTCTTTATTCACTTCGGGGACAAGACTCTTAATATACATTTCAATTTCGAACTCAGCCTTAGGTTCGAAAGTCTGGTTATTCTTAATTCTATTAAAGAAATTACTTGTATAACTTACAATCTCATTACCATTATTATTACTTCTAAAAAGATTAATCTGACCAGAAGCACGAACTCTATCTGCTTCATCTTCACCAACATCTGCAATAGACTTATATTCATTCATAACTGTCATAACACCTGCAAACGTCTTATTTTCAGAACCATCTTTCTTCTTATCAGCACATCTTACTCTCATCTGAACAAAATTGGTATCTGCTGTCTTAATTGTAATAGTTCCTTCAATGGTTCTTACACCATCTTTTGTTGTCATTTCAAGTTTCTTGTCAGAAACAATTCCCGCTACTGTAACTTTTGCATCTGCCTGTCTCAAATTTGTATCCATATAATTTTACTCCTTATATTTTATTTACTTATTTAATTATTTATTTGAATCTGCGTTAGCTCTTTTCATTGCTTCTGTCAGAATTTCAATCTCACGTTCCTTCTTTTTAGCAGATCTCTTCTCTCTACGCTTCTGCTCTTTAATCTTTTTATTCTTTTCAATAGCTTTCTGTTCAGCAATTCGCTTTTCATTAATCTCTTTAAACTTACAACGATTCTTATAAGCTTTCATTCCCTGTCTAATAATTTTATTATAAGGACTTGCACATTCATTAGATATTCCATATAGACGTTCCATAAGCTCTCTTGTTACACAAATAGAAATACCAGTTTCGAGATTGAATTCATCATTTTCATCACAAACTGCAATCTGAGTATTACCATTTTCAAATGTAACAATGGTAGCTACTGGTACTTCTTTCTTTGTTACCATATAATTGCCATTCTTATCTCTCTGTGTTTTATCTACAAAAGTCTTCTTTTCATAGTCAACATCAACATCAATAATCTTAATCATTCTTTCCACTTCCTCTGTCTTTGTCGTACCCATTGTTGTTGTCATACCTGTTGTTGGAAAATTCGCTACAATATTTCCTGTTTCAACATCAAATAGATAACACATTCCACTTTTCCATTCAAATCCCATTTTTTAATTCCTTTCATTTAATTATTTTATATTATTTACTTGTTACTTTATATATAATATCTTACATCATTATTAATGTCAAGCTCTATTTCGTTACTATATTCCAATATGGCAATTACATTATTACAATCAGGACATCGCAATATTTTTGTACTATAATATGATGCTGATTCATCCCATTCTTTATTAGCTTTGTGGGGGTTTATTTTCTTGCCACATTTTTTGCATATCATATCTCATTTTAATCCCCCTTTCTTTAATTAATATAAAAAATATATAGTAAAAGCAGGAATCGAACCTGCTCTTAAACTCAAATCTTCTTAAGTTTTGTGCCCCTATATTACACCATTTTACTACTTTATTTAATGTAATGGCTGTTAGCAATACAACCATTAACAGCTCGTAGGGGAATCGAACCCACTAATTCTGGTTGGAAAGACCAGTGTCTTAACCGTTTGACCAACGAGCCATAATTCACATACCACTCATAAAGGCACACAAACAATCTCCAAGCTGGATTAAGTGTTATGTGAGAATAGTTTAATTAACTAGTATTTCAACTACCGTTTTTTGTGATTGTCTTCTTTTAAGGACGTATCCTTTGCTTTACTATCTTTTGAGTCCGAAGACCAGATAGACCTCCTTATTTAAAATAAATATTATAATAGGGCGTAAAAGAGTCGAACTTTTATCGGATGGGTATAAGCCACCTGCACGCAAACCGTTGTGCTAACGCCCCTTATAATGATATGTTTCCCAGAGTAATGGTCTGGTACTTAAACTGGATATCCGTTGCATCACAATAATGCGCACTTTTGTCGCTCTTCAAAATATCAAGTTTGCATACAGCATGTGGGCGCTACCCACACCGCATTACTCATATCATTATAGGGAAGATACAGGACTTGAACCTGTACAAATACATACCTGTACAAATATGTATTTAAGGAGCGACCTCGTGTCTACACTTTTCCACCAATCTTCCCCAAAAAAGATTACGGAATTGAACCGTCTGTCTGCCAAGACTCAATTAAGACTTGCGCTCGTCTTTATCTCTATCGGAATCGAACCGATTTTCAATTTCTCTAGCGCTATAGAGAAATACAGCACCATTACTGAATCTTTTATTTAATCTCCGCAGAGAGATTCGAACTCTCGACATCTTGATTAAAAGTCAAGTGCTCTAAACCAACTGAGCTATGCGGAGTAATCAATCATTTTCAACTTTTTTAAAATGTCTTTTAAAGAAATTTTCTCTTAAATACAAATAACCTGTATCCCATTTACTATCATCATTTTCTTTTTTTAATTTATATAATTTCTTTTTAGGAACTGGTTCTCTTACAATAATATAAATATCACCTTCATTAACCATTCCAGCATTGCCATAATCTTTACCATAATAATCATATTTAGTTTCAAAAGATTTAATACATTGATATTTTTTATTCATAATAAACCTTTATTTTATAAAGAAACAGGATACTCTGCACCTACATCAAGTGCTAATTTAGATTTGGCGATGTAAAATAATTGCTGTTAGTATCCCAAATACAAAAATAATAAGATTAGGAAGAAACCCAATTGCAATGTATGGATTCGAACCATATCCTCTGGATTAATAATGAGCGCTCTTATCCAGTGTGCTTTTCCCATAACCCGTACACTGTACTTACACCACATTGCCAATCTGAGTGACAGGACTTGCACCTGCAACCACATGAACCCAAATCATGCATGCTACTATTGCACCACACCCAGAAATTTAATGGGCAGGGAAGGAATCGAACCTTCGGTGTTTCTTTTGTAACGGATTTACAGTCCGCCGCCTTCGCCGCTAGGCATACCTACCCATATATTATTATATAAAACTGGGAAGTCTTGGAATCGAACCAAGTTGACTGGATTTTCAGTCCAGCGCCGAACAACCATGTTTGCTAACTTCCCATACAGGACACATAATAAGTATACATTTTCAAAGAATGTGCTTGTAAAAATTTGCTGTAAGTGTCCCAATTGATTATTCATTTGACTTTTAAAAGAAAATTTTACGAAGAATACTGGTCTACATTTTCAGATTCGTATTTCGCTCTGTCGTATTTTCTCCAAATCATTCCTCTTCTAGTACGAACAATACTTATACTATCACATTTTCCTGTTTCTTTCAATATATTATATTCATCTTTCGAAATAGAAATAGATGGATATTTTACATCTTGACCATCATAAGTAAAACGTACTTTATACTTATTTCTTTCTATTTGACTATTTGTAACTTCTCCAATAATGCCTTTTCTTTTACCAATATTAATGCGGATTAAATCACCAGCTTTTAAGCACCGTGAATTACAAACAAATCTAAATTCTCCTTTTTTTGTTTTTCTTTGTCTATAAACTCTATCATTTTCTACATCTTCTTTTCTTGTTGTGCGCTTAGATGTCGCGCTTGGTAATCTTTTATATGATAATTCACTGCCCTTCTTTTCTTTACCATCACGATTATCAATATATTTTGCATCCCAAAAAGTAGACATACATCTGTCGTTACATCTTTTTTGTTCAACAAGATAAATATTTTTTGTTAAAGTTTTATATGTAAATTTCTGAATACAAGCTGCATCAACATAATGAAATTTAGGAAGATTATTTGTTTTACGATTTAAACTTGTAATATAACCATAGGAAATATAAGTTGGACATTTACTTCCTATACTTTCATAAATGCGCCATCTAGATGTATTCATAAATGTAGCATCTTTATAAGTGTCATTAATTTTTCTTGTTTGTAATTCATGAAAATATTTATTGTTATTATTATTTGAATGCACTTTGTTATGACATTTTTTACATAAAGAAATTAAATTTGACGGCTTGTTACTTCCACCCTGTGACCTTGGAATAATATGATGTACTTCAAGTCCAGTCCCCTTTTTTATAGTATCTGTCTCACAAATTTGACAAGTATAATTATCACGTTCTCTAACATATTGTTTTACATTTTCAAATCCATACATTTCACCTCGTTGATAATCAACTCCAGATATTTCTTTGCCATCCTTTAATGCCTTAATAGCTTGTATATCAAAGTTGGCAATTTCAATAATAATTTTATCAATTGGAATCCATGATGCGATTTTCCTGTAAAGGCGAACGTGCGAATCTATCTTGTGCTGAACCGATGGCGCAATCCAATTATCTTCATTCCCATTCTTGTATGTCGGATTATGAATTGTCTTATAATCCACATTCTTATTTTTTCTATAACGTATTCTGCCCCTTCGTGTTCTGCGATAACTTGCTCTTTGTTCAAGTCTTTCCGATATTCCATTAAGTAATTTAACTTGACCTGATAGATATTCATGGTCTTTCGTTCCAACAGAAAAACCTACATTCATATATCCCATATCCATCTTCATTGTGATTTCATCTCTGATTTCTGATTCAGAAATGTAATCGTCAAGTCGTTGAATCACAAATGGGTCATGATTTATTACTTTTGCCAAACCACATCTTATTAAATAGCCAGCTTCATTATTTGTTACTGGCATACATGGAACATTATTATTATCAACTACAAACGTATAATCTAAATATTTCATTTAATCCTTTAAAATTTTGTCTCGTCTCAAGGACGGTAATACTCTTCGAAAAAGTTATCAAAAGTCTTTAATGCTTTGTCACTTCCACGTTACTGTTCAAGGAGTCATGGATGTTTAAACTTCAGCGATATGATTACTGCTAGAGTTACACAGTAAGATATTATCTCTTGATAACGTAGACAACTTAATGTCTTATTCTATTTTTGATTTACTCCTAAATTTTAAGTGGTCTAAAACTTTTAAGTGTTTTAAATATTTGAGGTTTTAGAGTACTTAAAATTAACAGATATCCAAAACTCCAGAGGCTTGCTGTCAAAACCTGTGAGGGTTTTAGAGTACTTAAAATTAACAGATATCCAAAACTAACCATTCCGTAACCAATCGGCATTTTTTGTTTTAGAACACTTAAAAAAAACAGATATCCAAAACTTATATAATGAGTCTTGTTAAAGTTTTATAGCACTTAAAATTAACAGATATCCAAAATAACCATTTGGTGAAAGATTTCAAGTCTTTTTTGGAATGTATTGCTGTTTGTATCCCATGCTTTATTGGTTTAGAGGCAGCTTCCTAACTCATGAATTAAGAATAAAGCATTAAATTCTTTAATTCTTACAACCTCCACTGCAAGGTTCAATTAAGTACACCCGAAGGGAATCGAACCCTCACCCTCTTATGAGGAGCAGATTTTAAGTCTGCCACGGTTGCCTGTTACGTCACGGGTGCATATTCTGTAACACAAAACAGCTTATAAAATTGTTACAGACATTACTTATCATATCCCCAAGATAAGCTAATTTGATTTTCTGAGGATATCTCCAGTCGGGATTTTGGTAGGAGAGAATTACACGGGGTTACACCGAAACCTCTTTAGCTGATAATACCGTGAGCAAGGATTTGCACCTTACATGATATGCCCATGGTAACTTAATATCATTCGTCTTCTATAATGCATACCTCACCAAGCCTAGCGTCTACCTATTCTCGCCATCACGGTATTTAATTTTGCCTTTTGCCTAGCGTTCTCAGATGTGTTTTACAACTGTGCCTCCAGAAGGGCTATTAAGAATCTTGTCTGGATATTTGGACAGTATCAGTTCACGCATAGTCCCATTTACATCAGGGGCTTTAGGACTCACTGTGTGTAGCCAGATTCACATTTCATATCTCCTACTCACACAGGATGGTCGATTTCTTTTATACCGCATCATCCACTCTGCGGAAATAATTAAATTAATATTGTAGATTAGTATTCGAGAAGGGATGCCCACGATATTAATTTAATTATAAACGGC